AGCAGAAAGCCACCGCCTGCTGACCGCACAGGAACACCGGTTCAGTGCGGTTCGATGTCGTGCCTGCCGTCGTCAACCCGGTCCATGCCGAGGTAACAAACCCCGAGATTTCCGGAACCTGACGGACGATCACGCCATCGTAAATCTGATCGCCATCTTGGAACAGCGGGTTCTTGTTGACGCCATCGCCCTCCCTCGGCCTTGCGTCCTTGTTGACCGTCTGGAGGTCGAGCTTGAGATCGCGGAACGGGTTGGTCCCGCAGAACGCCACATAATACTCATAGCCGTCCCTGGTCTTGTAGGGCCGGATATGCGGATCGGCGTTGAGCGCAACACGCTTGAGGAGGCTAAGATTAGCTGCCGTAAACTTGTCGTTGGTGGTGTCGAGGTTCGCAAGAGAAAGCGCCTGCGTCGTCGACGTGTTGGTCCGCGCATTGCCGTACTGGACCCGGTCGGAATTGGCCAGCATCCAGGTATCGCGCTGGGCCGCCGTGGCCACTTCGTAGAGCAACCCGTTCACCGTGACGTCCGCCGCCGGCAGCGTCTCGGTCGGCAGCGCCATCAGGGCCCGGATGATGTCATCACGCTGCCGTGACTTGCCCCAATCGCTGAGAAGCGGCTTGGCCTCGGCGAACAAATCCGCGCTGTCGCGCTGACGTTCCGCCTTGTTGGTGACGACGGCATTTCTGGCCCAATCGACTTTGGCCCGAACGCCGTAGTTGTCGATGAGTTCTTCCGCGCCGACCAGTGTGCCGCTGCCGACGCCGGCCGCCTTCAGCCGCTTGACGTAGGGGAGGTTTATCACCTCGCCGCCGGACTTCAGTTCGTTCTTGATCCGGATGATGGCGTTCATGTCTTCCGACATGTACGGCGAGAACAGGTTTGCGCGAACGAATTCGCGGTTGATGTCCTTGGTGAACTGGACGAGTTTGTTGTTGGATTGAACGGTCGTGAGAGCCATGGGAGCGCATCTTTCCGCGCCGGGCTCGACTCAATAAAAAACCCGCCTCTCTGGCGGGTGGATCATTCTAGTGAGACGAACTCAGCGCATTGCGTGCCTGAACAGCGCCGCATCGCTCATGTCGGTATCGTCGTCCCCGTCGAGTTGGGACGCCGGAATACGTGACATCGAGGGCGGCAGTTTGACGATGCTGCCCTGAGGTCGACCGTTGGACTGTTGACGACTGGCCGGCGCCTGCGCCGCCTGCTGTTGCTGGAGCTCCGCGGCCCGCTGCATGACCCACTTGTCGAGGTCGCCAGCCTGGCTGATCTGCTGCATCACGCTAGTCCGCTTATGTGCCGCCACGATTGCCTCGAAGGGATGCTTGGATTGCATCACCTGCTGGTAAAGGTGCATTACATCCGGATCGCGCGCCTGGATCCCCTGCGCCAGCCAATTATAGGCCTCCCGAACCGTCTCCGGCCCGTGATCCTTCTCGGCATCCCGGCGAGAGTAGAACTCGCGGGTTTCTTGCAGCTCAGCACGCAATTGCTGCTGTTGCTGCTCGATCGGCGTCAGTAACTGCCGTGCACCGTACTCGATCGCCCCTTGCGGGTTCTCGAACAAATCGGGCGCAGGCTTGGGTTCAGGTCTCGGCTGGTTCTGCCGTTGCAGCATTTCGAACTGACGTTGCCACCGCGCTTCGGTTTCCGCGACACGCCTTTCGGCTTCCTCGCGAACCTCACGCAGCCGCCATGATGGGACGTTGGCTTCTTCCTTTGCCTGCGGCGTTTCTGCCACTGGCGCCGGTTGTTCGCCCTGCACTTCCTGCGCGGCCTGCCTTGACGCGGCAAACCGCCCGTGCTCGTCCCGTGGCCTCTCCTCCTGTTGTGGCGCGGGAGTTTCCTGCGGTGCAGGTGCCTCCGTTTCCGCTTCAGGAATTGGGTCGTCAGCCATCGCGGAGCTGAAGAGCTCCTTATCGTCTATGTCCATGATGTCCTCAGTCAGGGCCGTTTCGTGTGCCAACGTGTTGCCGGCATGTCGCCGCCTGGCGGGCGCTGTAGTCCGGAGCCTGTCTCGTCGGCTCGTACGATCTCAAAATTGCTGTTGATCCTGTTGCGCCGCGCCATAGGCAGCAGCGCCAGCCGGCGCCAATCCGGCCAGACCGTATTTCTTCATGATGTCGACGATGCCGGGATTGAACACGACGTAGTTGCTGGTGGGGGGCGCATACTCCGACGAAATCACGTTACCGGAGCGATCGGTTTTCAGGACAGGCCGCGCGTTGCGCGATCCCTCGTCGAGGTACTTGATGCCGGGGATGCCGGCTTCCGAAAACTCTTGCGAGAATTGTTTAGGACTGCTGAGTGCCTTTAGTTCGTGGAAAATATCCTCGCCGTCAGGCAGTGGGCGTCCTGCTTTTTGATTTGCGTAACTGTAATCCTCCAAGAACCGCCGCGTGGTCGGATTGACCGTGTCAAACTTGGACGCGAACGCCTCCATTGCATCAGGCGACGTGAACGGCTTATCCCAATCCAGAAAATGCGCCGGGTCGGCGTTGATGTTGACCTCGTAGGTGCGCGGGCCGACAGGCTTGTCAGATTGCAAAAGTTCTATCTGCTTTTCCATCGCAGATATTTCTCTCTGCCCCGTGGACATAGCGCGCTGGCTATCAGACCAACCCTTCAGCCCATCGTTTTGCTTGCCTATCATTTCCTGCAAATGCTCTATCGCTGCATTTCGGTCGAACTTGTTCATCTGCAAAATGGCTGCGGCGTTTCTTTCCTGCATATCGAAACGCGGTCTAAACTGGTTCCAATACTGCCCGCCCTGCCCCGACACCGCAGGGTTCTCGGCAAAATACAGCCCGTGCCCGTAAACCTGCGCGCCCTCGCCGGTGCCGATCTTGGAGAGGTCGAACTTGTCGAAATCGTGCGGCGAGGAGTGATAGGCGCGGATCGGACCAGCGCCGAGAACAGTCTCGCCAGCCTTCACGGGAGCGCCAACCGCAAGCCCCGGCCCCGCCATCTGCATCGCCGTGTCGCGGCCCCAGTCAACCGCCGCCTTGTCCTTCTGGTCGTTGTACCAATACCAACTCTCCGACCCCTCCGGATAAGGATTAGGCGCCATCAGCGTGCCCGGCGTCGTCACCGTCTTAGCCAGACCCTGCCCAATCCCCGCCACCGCCCTGTCCAGCCCGGTCAGGGGCATGTCGGCGTCTTCCTGCGGACTGGTCGTGCCGAAATTAGCCCCCGACATCTGCGGCAGTAAATTCCGCAGTGCTGCAAGCGACCATTCAGGCATCGACTTATCTCAAAATTGGTGCGGGCGACGCTTCCGGGTTCGCAGCCTCATAAACGCCGCCCGCGGGCTCCGACGCAGGTTCACCCTTGGAGGGACGGAGCCAGCGCCGAACCGAATTATGCCGCGTCGTCTCCGTCCTCCTCGTCGTCGCGGTTGCTCAACACCGCGTTGCGATCGGCCTTGTACCGCCGCAACGCGTCCGCAACCTGGTACCCGGTCCAGATCGCCTCGCCGCCCATCTCGAACCGCGTGGCGAGCTCATCGAGAGCTTCTTCGACTTCGATCATTTCTTCTTCGCCGCCTTCTTATGCTTCTTCTCGCCGTTACCGTCATCGTCGCCATTGTGATCATGCTCGTGCTCACCGCGCACCTTGGCGAGCTCACTCTCCTCGTCGACCGCGGGCGTGAACGTGAACATCAGCGGCTCAGACACCTTGTCATCGTTGCGAACGCGAACCTCGAGTTCATCCGGCCCGTGCCAGACGCTCATGTTGACGCCGGTCGTCAGCGTGCCGTTGGTCTCCAACTTCGTCGGCTCGTCCTGACCGGCAAATACGATCTTGCTGATGTCCTGCACAAAGCCATGCCCGCTCACCACCAGGATAAAGCTCTCCTGGCCGATCCGCGCCGTCGACGGCTCGATACTTGTCAGCACCGGCGCCTCGCGCACCAACATGTTGCGCTTGATTGCCCAGAACGGCGTGTGGTTGTCGTACATCCATTGAATGTATTCGGCGTCGGTCATGTCCTCCGGCGCAGTGTCCTTCGGAACGACCGTACCCTTGACCCATTGCTTGGGCGGCGTGTCGTATTCGGTTCCGGCCGGATCGCGCTCGTCGGCCTTGCGCAAAGCTTCCTCGGCCGGCGTCTCCCGCTTCACGTCACCGTCTCGCTTGTCCTCATCTTCCGGCCGCACGTCCTCGATCGTGTCGTGATCATGCCTGGTCATGCTTCACCGCCATTCCTTTTGTGTGCCTGCATCCGGTTTTTGCGATCCTGCTCGGCATCATGTGCGCCTTGCAGCAATTGCGCACCCTGCATGTGCGTGTCGACGCCGAGCTTGGCCCGGTCCATCATCATGTCGTGCGCGGCAAACTGCGGCGCAATCGCAGCGTCCGTGTTGGACTTGTTCGCTAAGGCCTGCTTGTGCGCCGCCGTCGCGTTGGTCTCGTTGACGTCGGCAACCGCCTTGGCAATATGAATCTGCGGTGGCAATTGCGAGGAATCGGCGCCCTGCGGCATGCCTTCGCTTTGCGCCTTCGCCATGTTCAGCGCGGTCTTGCTCTGCGTCTCGTCGACCTGCGCCGCCGCCTGCTTCAGCGTGATCTGCTTCGCCATCTCCTGCGCCGGGTCGGGCTGCTGCTGTGTCGCGTCCCGCCATGCTTTCTTCGCACTCGCGCTAAGGGAAGACGCATCGACCAGGATCGACACAGCAGCAGACGCCTCGGCCGGCTTAAGCATCGGCGCGATCGAAGGCATGATGTTGCTCAGCGTCTCGTAAACGTCCTGCTGCGCGTTGATGGTGTCCTGGCCCTCGTCCATGATGATGTCGACATCCAGTTCGCCAATCATGTTGACCATGATCGGCTGGCCCGTCATCGGGTTAATCATCGGGTTGCCAAAAGGGTCCTTCTGCTGGCCGTTGATCTGGATGAATTGCGCCACGCCCTGGCTGTCCGTCACCCTCACCCACCGCTCGGCCGTCCAGTAACGCTGGATGGCGTTGAACAGCGCGCGGTAGACCCGGATTTTCCAGCCCTTGTAGCCGAGGATGTATGGCCCCAGCTCGGCCATGCCGGCCTGTTGCAGCAACTGGATGGCGCGGCCCGACTGGTTGGCGATGTCGCCGACTAAAGCCTGGTTCGGCCCGTAATTGTCCAGTTCCTGGATGGCGTTTTCCATCAGTTTCATCTGGCCGGTGAAATCAAACGCCTGGTCGTCGGCCTTGATGCCCTCGTCCGGCGTGCGCGCGTTGGTGACGACCACGCCGTCAGGCCGTGACCACTCCTGCCGCGTCCGCTCGATGTCGGCAACGCTGCCCTGCGACATGATCAGCCGGCGAGAGTTGGCCGTGAACAGCGCCCGCGAGCGCCGCGCGTTGTATTCGTCCTGCGCGGACTTCATGTTGCGCACGAAGCCGTAGCGATCGCCGTCATGGTCGACGTTGCAGGAGAACATCACGTAGCGGCAGGCCGTCTTGCCCTTTTCGTCGAACAAATAAGACGTCCCGCTGTCGAGCACCATCGAGCCGGTGAACATCGACCAGCACCATTGGCCCTTGTATTTATACCAGATGTCGACCAGGCGGATTAAGTGTTTGCCGCCGTCGAACGCGAAGAACTTGCTCTCGCGATCAGGATTTGTGCTGAGATAGGTCGAGTCCTCGACCGACGCCGCCAGATCCTCGGCATGGTCCGGAAACAACTCTTGTGCAGTTTCGAGATCGAGCCACTTGGCCTCGCCCATGTAGCGCGCATCGCTGAAGTCAGGCCGGTATGACCGCGGGTCGTAGAAGAAACTATCGGCCTCGATCGGCTCGAAATTGACCTCGTAGTCGGGCTGCTGCGGTGCGCCGTTGTGGCCAATGCCGGGTTCGCCCTTGCGATACCCCGGAGGCTTGCCCATCGCGGTTGACCCACCACCGCCCACGCCGCCGTCGGGATCGTCCTTGTAGAAAGGCGCGGCGCCGCCCGTGCTGTCATCACGATCGGGCTGGCCCGGTATTTCCTGTTCTTCCCGGCCGCGCTCGTTCTCCACCAGGCTGATCGAGATGCCGGCAAAGCCCTCCACCGCGGCATCGAGCGCCACCTCGGACGACTTCGCGTTCCAGTTCTCGCTGTCGAGCGCGTAGCGAATGACCGCGGTGCCGAGCTCGGCGCCGTCGGCGTTCTGCGGCGTGCGCGGATAGCACTTCGGATCCTGCTTCAGGCGGTCGATCAGGCCGACCACGCCGTTGAGCTTGCGGGCGATGCGGTTGAACGTGACGATGGGCTGCTTGCGCTTGTTCAGCTCGCGGACCTGCTCGGCTGTCCAATGCACGCCGTGGTAGTAGCGGCGAGCGTTCTTCTGTTCTTCGATTTCCTGGGATTTATTTGCGATATACTGCGAATACGCTTTTTTACACTTGTCGATCGACCAATATTGCTCTGGCGCGTCGACGCCTGCGCCGCCGCCCGTCGATCCCCTGCCCACGTGTTGATAATCACCGAAGGCGTTGCCTGCCGGTGAGGACGAGAACGAGGACGGTGATGTCATCTAGTGTTTCGTCTTGGTTCGGGCTTGAAGCATCACGCCCAATGTTTCTAGCATCAGATCACAATCAGGATGCCAAGCGCCTAATCTCTTTTCGGGCGGCTCATTCGGCTTTTTCAAATTCTCAATTAGATCTGCACACTCTTTAGACGTTGCCCAATCCCTAAGATATTTCAGTGCCATCACATCACCCTATCAACGACAGATGCGACGCGCGTTGCTCGCCGTCATGCCGGGAATAGCCGCTTGCGTTCTCGGGCTTCTCTGGCTTGGCAGGATGCTCGCCCGCCATCATGAGATCCAGCAACTGCCCGACCAATCCCAAGGCGTCGACGATGTCGTCGTGCTTGCCTGCCGGAAAGCTGAGGAGCTCACTGCGCAACTCGGGATACCAGGTTGCGTTTGTCGGAACGTAGAGTCCTTCGAGTGCCATCCGGCCGCGGATTGATTGTGCCCTAACAGCCTTGTCACCTCGAGTTGGGAACAGTTCGCGGTAGACATAGGCTTGTCGCTCACGTTGCCGCCGATCGATATATGGTCCTACACCAGAACGAATCTGGCCTGTTTCCTCGGCCCACGCGATCGGC